GCGTCGAGTTTACGGCAGGATATGACGCCGTTCCGCAGTCAATAAAGCATGCCGCGCTTCTGATGGTAGGCCATTGGTACGAAAATCGTGAAGCAGTAACGACTGATCAAAAGGGGCTAGCCAACTTGCCGTTGGCGGTTGACGCGCTTCTGGCGCCCTACAGAAGCTGGCCGCATTGACGGCAGAAGGATAACCCATGACCGACATCGTAATCACACCGGCCAACGTTTTGGCTGGCACCAACTCCACTCGCGATATCGGCACGGCCGGCGAGGCTATCGTAGCAGGCAAGGCCGTTTACTTCGACTCCGCCGTCAACAAGTGGAAGCTGTCGGATAACAACGGCACTGGTACGCGTCAGGTTCACGGCGTCGCGCTCAATGGCGCATCGCTGAACCAGCCGGTTTCGATCGCCAAGGGAGGCGACGTTACCATCGGCGCCACGCTGGTCGCCGGCCTAGACTATTGGCTGAGCGCTACTGCTGGCGGCATCTGCCCGCGTGCAGACCTTGCGACCGGTATGGATACAATCCTGATTGGCGTCGCGAAGTCAACGACCGTTCTTGCCATTGGCATTCAGGACAGTGGCGTAACCCTCTAAGATGTGGGTGCGCTTCAAAGAGCGTTTCTCCTGGCATGTGACGCCGGCCGTCACCATCGTTTTTAAGCCGGATGGCGGCCCGTTTAAGGACGGCCGCTATCAGGTGACGCGCGCATGCGCCGCTGCCGCTGGTGATGTCGCTGAGCGCCGCGGTAAGCAGGAGAATAGCGATGGCAACGAAACCCGGTTCGGGATTGCTTCGGAACAAGCTGAACTTTCAGCGTCGCGAGACGATTGATGACGGCGCAGGCAACGAGCAGTCTGGCGACTTCGCCACCATGTTTAGTGCCGCTGCTGAGCTTATCCCTCTGAAGGGCGGCGAGCCTGTGCTTGCGGCTCGTTTGACCGGGACGCAACCATACATCATCCGCATTCGCAGCTGCTTTGCTGCTCGCGAGGTTGATACGTCCTGGCGCATCGTCGACGCGCGCAATCCGACGCGCATCTTCAATATTACGGCGGCCGTCGATCCCAGCAACAAGAATGCTTGGATCGAGATCATGGCAACGCAGGGGGTGGCGACATGAGCACGGCGCAGATTACTTTCGGTGTGCGCTGGTGGGTTAAGACTGCCGTCTTTGTTGGCTGGCTCGTCTATTATTCTTTGCCATTGGCTGCGTGGCGGAACGCTTTCGCTGATTGGCTTGCGCACCATGTGTCGAAGCGCGGAGTTTGGGTGCGGTAATGGCGCTTCGCGTTAAGGTTCAAGGGCGCGCCAAGCTCACAAGAGATCTGCAAGCTATTGTGCCGAACGCGTTGAAATACGCGGCCGACGCCAATCTGCGAATTGTCGACGAGGCGGCGGAGAAAATCAGGAACGTGGCTCCTCGAGGCGCAACGCTGGAATATGCGGAAAGCATCGAAGGCGACTTCCTGAAGAATAAGCCTGATGCGCAAAGCTTCAGCGACAATCCGACCAAAGACAAAGACGCGGCCGGCTTGTTTGCTTCATTTCTTTGGCGATGGCTGGAATATGGTACGGCGCCGCACAACACCGCACCCGGTGGCGGAACCGTAAAGGGCCGTTCGGCTCATTTGCAGGGAAACGGTCACCTGCATCCCGGCACGGCAGCACAGCCGCACATATGGCCGACATGGCGCGCCTTTCAGGCGACTGCCAACCGCATCAAGCGAAACGCCATCAATAAGGCATTCCGCGAAGCCTTCAAATAGGTGAACAATGGCCTCAGCTGAATATGAGTTGCAGGTCGCGATTGTTTCGCGACTGAAGGCAGATGCGACTCTGGCGGTTTTGGTGTCTAAGCGCATCTATGACCAACCGCCAACACCAGTGACATACCCGTACGTCACGATTGGCGAAGCCCAAACAATCCGCGACGATGCAACCTGTATCAGTGGCGGCAAGGTGTTTCTGACCATGCATGCATGGTCGCGCGCGGTAGGGTTTCCAGAGGCCAAGAACATCGCGGATGCGATTGTCGAAAGCCTGCATCTGGCGCCGTTGGCGCTGCCCACCAATCACCTAACGTCAATAAACCACCGACAGACGCGGACCTTTCGTGATTCTGACGGCCTCACATCGCACGCAGTCATCGATTTCGTTGCCTACGTCGAGAAGCCGCTCGCCTAGCGTCGGCCACCAAACCAACCACCACATTTTTGGAGACATGATATGGCCGACGGTCAACAGATTGGTCGCCTCCTGCTGATTAAAGTCGGCGATGGCGCAGATCCTGAAGTATTTTCCAACCTCTGCGGTCTCAAGACGCGCAGTTTCAATATGTCGGCCACGGAAGTCGATACGACTATTCCGTCGTGCACGAATCCAGGCGGACCCGTTCAGAAGACCAGCCGACCAGGCATTTCGAGCCGCACGTTCACCGGTTCCGGCAACTTCGTGTCCAGCACCGCTATGGACGGCTTTATGAACCACGTCCGCGCAAGCTCTGTTTTCAATGCGCAGGTCGTCGTCCCCGGTGATGGCACCTACGAGGGCCAATGGTTCGTGACTGACTTCTCGTTCAGCGGCGACGTCGAGCCGAACATGGAATTCAACGCCACCTTTACGGCCGGCGACATTCTCACATTTACTCCGGAGGCGTAATCCATGGCTAAAGAGGAGAAGAAGACCGTGGTTGCTGCGCCGGCAAAACAGCAGGTTTACAAGCATGCCGTCAACGAGGCGCGTGGAGAAGCGCGCCTCGTGATCGACGATGTCGAGTTGGTTCTTGCCGCTACCATGCAGGGACTGGCAGCCGTTTCGAGTCGACTACAGTGCAAGTCGCTGAATGATCTGTTTCTGCGCCTGTCAGGCGTCGAGGCAGCCGCTACTTGGGCCGGCATTGAGATGCTGACGATCAAGGGCGACGTCGAAAAGGCGCTGGAAAAGTTGCGGCTCAAGCACTTCACCGCCTGCGCCGTAGCGTTCTCGACTATCCTGGCCCATCACTTCGATGGTGACGAGGGAAACGCGGAAGCCGTCGACGAGGCGGCGTAAACGACGACCACGATGCAGATAAGGACTTTCCGTGGCGCCAATGGATGAGAATCGGCATTGGCGGCCTCGGATGGCGTCCCTCTGATTTCTGGGACGCCACCATGACCGAGTTCTTTGAGGCGATCCACGGCCACAATGAAGCGCAAGGCGGCGAGACAGAGCCTGCGGCTCCGACTGAGAACGAGATGGCCGGTTTGCTGGCGAAGTATGGCTAGCCGGCACGCCTAAAGGCAGTCGGATAGGTTCTGGTTCACCAGTAGATTGTTGTATTGGGTGTTGAAGCCGAAGGGCTGAAAGCCAGTATAGGCGCCGAAAGAGTTCTTCAGGTTCACCATTCCGCAGATCAACTCTGGCCGATTTTTGGCTACCTTGAGTTCTATTATCTGCGCTGTGAACGGATCGGCGGCCGCAGATGTGAATGCGGTGAAAATCGCACTTTTCACCTTCTCATCAATGCTCTTTCCAGACCCATCCATGATCTGCTGAGCATTGGCGGACCCGGTCACCACCAGAAATATCAAAAATACTGACTGCTTCATCGCATCCCCCAAGCCCGCTTTCGTGCGGGCTTTTCTATTTCAGGATACGCTTATATGGCTGACAACGACAATAATCTAGTCTTTACCGTCAGCTCCGACATGAGCGCCGCGCAGCGCAACGTCAACAAGTTCGTTGGCGATATCGGCACGGCCACCAATCAGGTCGTCAAGAAATTTGACGCACTTGGCCGCTCGATCGACAAGAGCGTATCCAGTTCAATGCAGACACGTATCAATTCCATGGTTGGAATTGGCACAAAAGCGGCCAACGAATGGACCGGCGCGCTTTCCGATCAAGGCAAGGAGCTTGATAGGCTGCGGGCGAAATATAGTCCGCTGTTCGCGACAGTCACGAACTACAAGAAGAACATTGCGGAAATCCGCACGCTGTATCGAAGCAACGCCATCGGCGTCGACGAATACACGGCGTCGCTGTCCCGCGAGCGCCAGGCCACACTTGCCAGCATCGCTGCTCTAAAGAGCCGCAACGCGGCGCAGGCTGCCGGCCATGGCAACAATTCATTCCAGACATCCAACATTGCGGCGCAGTTTCAGGACGTTGCCGTAACCTCTGCCATGGGCATGAGCCCGCTGCAGATCGCTCTTCAGCAGGGCACGCAGCTTTCGTCTGTGCTTGCGCAGATGGGTGGCGGTAAGCAGGCGCTCGGTGGCTTGATTGCTGGTTTTCGCTCGCTATTCAGTTTGACTAGCTTGGTGACTATAGGCTTTGTTGCTGTTGGTGCTGTCGCCATTCAGGCGATCATGAAGGCGCTACCGCAAGTCAAGTCGCTAGACGACGCGATGAAAGATCACGAGGCATCTTTAAAGCGCGTTGCTGAGGCATACGGTGGCGTCGCAGAAGAAGCGGCCAAGGCAGCACGCGAAAATAAGCGTTTGGTCGATGCCGTGGCATTGAAAAACGCCTCAGCTCTTTCTGTGGCTGTTGCATCAGAATCAAAAGATTACTTTGGCAGTTCCAAGATCGGTACAATGCCAATCGGTGGACGGTTTAGGGGATTTCAGGCCACCACAACCGAGTTTCAGGAACCGCTTGCGAAACTGCGTGCCGACGTTAAGGCTGGCAAGGCTGATTTCGATGCGTTCTATGATGCCATTGCTCGTAAGGTTGAGGCCAACCCAAGCCTCGCCAAGGCTGGCAATGATGTCATTGCAGAGAGCGACAAGCTCAAGCAGGCAACTGAGGTCCTGAAGGAATACAAGCGTGTCCGCGATGCGCTGTTCAACGATCAAGGGCCAAATGGCCGCCTGCTTTCGCAGGGAACCACGAACACCAAAGACATGGGCGACTACGCCCTGTATCAGTCTCAGCAGGAAGTGGCGGCTAGGCGGTCTTCGCAGGCCTTCTACGCCAGGCTTGCCAGCGAGGCGGCAAGGACAACGGCAGAGCGTGTAGCGGCAGCTAGAGGCGAAGCCGCTGCACAGCATAACGACGAAACTCCACAGGCTCGTTCTCAGCGCATCGATCAAGCTGGCCTTTCGGCATACATCGCCGCGAACCGGGAATTGAATGAGTCGGCCCGCGAGCGCAAATTGTCGCTCGATGCTGCCATTCTCAGCCAGCAGCAGGATATCGGGCTTGTCGGCAAGGTCGGCGCCGCAGCGGAATCGCTTCGTCGTCAATATCAGCTTACCGCTGATCTGCGGGCCGAAGCGGCAAAGCGTGGCATCACTGACGAGAAGGAATTTCTCAAGGTCTACGCCGATCAGATCGCGCTGATCAAGCAGAATGCAGACGAATACGGAAGGCTCGCAGAGGCAAGAGCTAGCGCGCAGCTTTCCAGCGATTTGTCGTTTCAGCGCGATCAGTTCAGCAGGACGCCGGAACAGCGCAACATCGCTGATCAGCTTAAATCCGCTGGCCTGCCTGTCGATTTCACATCGCAAGCAGCCAAGCAGATTGCTGAAGCAAATGCGCGAGACACTCAGCTTGCCAAGGAATTGGCGCGTCGGTCTACGAACGCGCAGGTAGCTGGCATCAACGCACGTTCGCCGGCGGAACGCATTGCCGCAGCGAAAGCAGCCGCTGAAGCGCAATACGATCCGAAAGAACCAACCGATCTGCGCGCACAGCGCGTCAATAATGCTGAACTTCTTGCTCGCGTCCAGATCACCAAGGAATTGGCAGACGCAGAACGCGAACGCACGCAGAGCCTCAAAAAGCTAATTGAGGATCAGCAGCAAGATATTGCGATGATTGGCAAGACCGGTGGCGCAGCCGCCGCAGCCACGCAGCAATATCAGTTGATGGCCCAATTGCGCGCCGAGGCGGTGAAGCAAGGCATCACCAGTGAAGCTGAGTTTCAGAAGACGTTTGGCGGTCAGATTGATCTGATAAAGCGCGCGACCACCAGCTACGGCGAACTTGTCGATGCGAGAGCGAAAGCTCAACTGAATTATGACATTGCCGACAAGAACAAGCTTGCCGGTATGTCGGCTCGTGATCAGCAGATTATTCAAACCCAGCGTCAATATGGTCTTACCGGTGATCCTAACAGCGACACAGGTAAACAGATTGGCCAGGACATCGATCGCCAGAACCTGCGCGACGGCATCAAGACGTTTTTTACTGACCTTGAAGGCGGCCTAACGACCAAGGGAAAAAGCCTTGGCGAAGCGCTTGGTGATGCGGTCAAAAACGCGGCGATGAATGCTGCAAACAAGGCTTTGGACAACCTGTTTTCGCAGATTGCCAATGGTCTAGCCAGTCTGCTTACGGGTGGCAACAAGTCTACCGCGACAGCAGTCACTGGTGTCGGCTCGCAAGTTGCTGGCCTAGGCGCCACGACTGTTGGCAAGTTGATATCGCCAACGTCGATTGCGTCTCAGGCGATGCCAGCCATATCGAGTGCAGGCACCACAAAAACAGGCATTAATCTTGCCAGAATCGCAACATCAGGCGGACTAGGTGCGGATGTAAACGCGAAATATGCCCAGCAGTTTCAGGGGTTCATCAAAGACCTCGAGGGCACCGGCTACAAGATCAAGTCGATTGGCGGGTACAACTACCGGAACATAGCCGGCACAAACAAGCTTTCGAACCACGCCTTTGGTGATGCGATTGACATCAATCCGCAGCAAAACCCAATGGGCAAAAACCTCGTAACAGACCTTCCGTCCAATGTCGGCGAACTTGCCGCAAAGAACGGGTTGGCCTGGGGCGGTGCGTGGAAATCGAAAAAGGATGCCATGCATTTCGAGGTGCCCGACTCTGCGGCGGCGCTCGACAAGCTGGCGAGTTCGGCCGGCAACGCCACAAAGGGCTTGGGCACTTTCGGAACTGGCATTGGAAATCTCGGACAACAACTAAGCACCGGCGCCAGCAGCATGTTCCCATCCGCACCCGCCGCGAGCGGCGGCGGTGGTGGCATCTTTGGTTTCCTTGGCGGCCTGTTCGGCGGAACGTCCAAAAGCTCGCAATGGAACGCAGCCGCATCTGGCAAGCTTCTGCCGGGTCTCTTCGCCGTTGGCGGTCACGTCTCAGGACCTGGCGGCCCGACGACTGATAGCATTCCCGCATACCTTTCGAACGGTGAGTTTGTCGTTAATTCGAAAGCCACCAAAAAGAACAGGGCAATGCTTGAGGCCATCAATGGCGGCCATTCGCTTTGGCTGGCGGCTGGGGGCATGGTGACGCCTGCCTTGGTGTCGGCTCCGTCTGCTCCATCGCTACGCGCACGCAGCGGCCCTGCGGCCAACAGCAACACGCCTGGCGTCTTGCAGGTCCATATCTCGGGCGCCAACGGCGACGAGCATGTGCGTACGCTGGTCAAGCAGGGCGTTGGCGAAGGTCTTGGCCGATACAACCAACAGCAACAGCGTGGCGGCTTCGGCACGCTGCAGAGCCGGTTTAACGCTCAGAAGGGGTAGGAATGGGTAGTCTTATACTCCAGCCCGATCTGGCGCTGGACTTCTTGGCGTGCCCAAAGGCTAGCTATGATGTTGTTGGCAGCGGTATCGACGGTGGCCGGAACGGTCTTGGCGAAACCCAGACAATCGAAATGAGTGGCGGCGGCCTAGTCGTCGCCACTCTCGAGGACTGCAAGATCGTCAGCAAGGAACAGATGCGTTACATCAACCGTCTGGGCGCTCGCCTGAACGGTGGATTTCGCAATATCGTCGTTCCCATCCCAACGGATTGGTACGGGCCGTTTCCGACTATTGGCGGCCTTCCTACACCGATTGTGACCGGCATTGCCCATTCGGACGGTTCGTTGTTTTCGGACACGTCCGGATATAGCCAAGCCACAGTTTGGGCCAAGGTGCTGGATAACGCCGCACTGAACGCGGGCCTAATCAAGTTGCGCGTTTACGGGGCATCACGCGACATAGAGGGCGATTGGTTTTCTATCAATCATTCCGTCAAGGGTTGGCGCGCCTATCGCGATTGGGACACCATAAAATACGAGTCTGGCAGCGAAAGCGTTGACGGAGCCGTGGTGTCATTTTCGGATTATCACCTGTCGATCCAGCCTCCTCTACGGCAGGCCATACCGGCAGGCCAGCGTGTCGAATTCGCTCGCCCGCGCTTCGTGGCCAAGTTCAAGGCGGATTTCACGTTGCCATCGGTCATCGAAGCATTCTTCGTGACAGAGCAGACGATCCAGTTTTCGGAGGCTTTCTAGCCGCAGCTGGTAGACACCGATGGCAGCCATCGCCGGCCAAATTCTGGTGCTGACCGACGCGCCTATTTCTTGGTGTAAAAACCAGAATTATCGTGTTTGTACAATATGTTACTGGCGACGATCACTTAGCATTGCCACCCATCCACACATCAATCTCAGGCTCGCGCACGCGGGCCTTTTTCATTTCAGGAGGCTGCGTGGGCTGGATTCCAGACGACACTATCGCTGTCATGCGCAGCAGCTTTCAGCTTGGCATATTTCTTCGCATCGACACCGATCCGGCGCTGCACATCTGGTTTGGTGTGAACGACATTCCAGCGCGATTCGACAGCATCGACGCCGACGGCACGGTCTATATGGGTGGCGGTCTGCTTATCGGCGTTCCGACGCTCGAGGTGCTGGTGAATGGCACGGCCGACAGTGTAGATTTCACGCTGTCAGGCATTGATCCAGCAACCAGCGCCAAGACCATCGATAGCATTCCGCCATTGCGCGGCGCTGCTGTGCAGATGGGCATTGCGACGCTTGACGATCGCTATCAGCCCATGGGGCCGATTGTTCCGATCTGGAAGGGCACCGCTTCGCACGTTTCCGAGGCCAGCGACACCGTGCAGGGCGAAAGCAGCCCATCGATCACGCTGAGCCTTTCCGTCGTCACCGGTAGCGTCACGCGCTCGCGTCCATCCCGGTCGCTGTGGTCGGACGCGATGCAGAAGGCATTTTCAGCGACCGACGACTTTTGCAAGCAGGTCCAGCGCCTCGCGCGCGGCCTCGCTCCAGTCTGGCCAAATTACTAGGGCCACCACCCCAAAACGGCGAGACCCCATGACATTGAGCGAATTTGTGGCGTTGCCGCACCGTTTTCGGTGGGGCGGCCAAGGCGGCGACGACTGCCTGATGTTCTGCGCCACATGGGTCGCTGAGGTGACGGGCGTCGATCCGGTAGAGGAATACCGCGGCACATACCACACCGAGGAAGAGGCTGCGGCGATCATTGCTGCTGCTGGCGGCATTGTAGCCCTCGTAGACCGCATGGCAGCGCGCGCGGGCCTTGAGCGCACCGAAGACCCACAAGACGGCGACATCGGCGTCGTGGTGGCTCCTGCCGGCCTTGCTGGCGACTTGAAGGAGATCGGCGCCATTCGCTTTGGTCCGATCTGGCTGGCTATTGGTCCTGGCGGAGTGCGTGGCAAGAAAGCCGAATTCGTTGCGGCGTGGAGGGTGCCGCAATGAGTATGCACCACCAACGTATGATGCAGCGATACGGTCTCGCGCATACGAGTTCTCTTTATAGTCAGGTTGTTTTCGATCCAATCTTCACGCCGCTATTCGGTGCAATTTTCGGCGCAGCCGGCATTACGATCGGCTCTACCACCATTACGTTTGCGTCCATTGCAACTGCCGTTGCTACGACCGCCCTGTCGATCGGAATTCAGGCGCTTATGGCGCCGAAACCGCCGAAGCCGGAAGATGGCAAAGTTCCGAAGACGCAGAGCACGCCATATCGCACTTGGGCGGTTGGACGCACGCGCATTGCTGGCGCCTTCATGCTTTGGGAAGCGCGCGGCAAGTATCTCTATTCGGTGCAGGCGCTCGCCGGTCACCGCGTTAGTTCGATCAACCGCTACTGGCTTCACGACGATGAAGTCGAGCTTGACGTTGACGGCTACACGACCAACGACAACAATGGCCGATACGGCAACAATATTCGGATTCTGCACAGGGTTGGGAACAACCCAGAGACCGCATATGCACCGTTAGTTTCGGCCCTGTCGGCCGACGGCATCTGGACCAACAACCATCGCGGAGACGGTCAGGCATCTGTTGCGATGATCGCCGAAAGTACAGAAGCCAAAAATCAGCAGAAGCGATTCCCTTATGGGGCGCCTTCTTTGTCGGTTGAGGTTGATGGCGCTCTTTGCTGGGACTTTCGAGATACGGGGCAGAACCCCGACAATCCAGCCACATGGACGTGGACGCGCAATAGCGCGCTTATCCTGTGCTGGCACGAATGCTTCAACGAGTTTGGCAATCAGCGCGATTATCATAAGGCCATTCTCCCGGTCTTGGATATGTGGGTCGAAGAGGCTGACATCTGTGACGAGGACGTTCCTCTAGATGGCGGCGGCGTCGAGAAGCGCTACGAGTGCAACGGCTTCGATACGACGGAGAATGGTCCAAAGGTCGGAACAAATTCCATTCTCGCAACGTGTGATGGCTGGATGTGCGAGCGCGGTGACGGCGCGCTGTTGCTTACCGTTGGCAAGTTCCGCGAAAGTCGCGTTTCGACGCTGAGTGA